CTGTTAAATTATCAACTGATTTAAATAAATTCCAAGTTATATTAGAATTTTTTATTTTAAACAATACTAAACCAACAAATATTTCTTTTTTTCTGGAAAGAGTTAGATAAAAATGGCAACATCAAACACAGCATTTCGTATAGCAGAACTTGACTTCGATACGATCAAGTTAAATCTGAGAAACTATCTTCGCAGTCAAAGTCAGTTTCAGGACTATGATTTTGAGGGTGCTGGTCTGAATATTCTTTTGGATGTTCTAGCGTATAATACACATTATATGGCTTATTATCTGAATATGGTTGGCAATGAAATGTTTCTTGATTCGGCTTTGACAAGAAACTCTATTGTTTCACACGCTAAACACCTAAACTATGTTCCCACATCACGCCGAGCAGCAACGGCTAATGTCAATATTCTTGTCACACCACCATCTGGAAATACTTTATCGACAATAACTCTACCCAAATATACTCAGTTTCAATCCGAAGCTATAGATGGTATAAACTACTCATTTGTCACGACAGAAGCTTATGTAGCATCTAAAAATCTTACAAGCAACACTTTCACGTTTTCTGCTGTCGAGTTGAAACAGGGTGAAAGACTTTCTTATAATTTTGCTGTGACAGAAAACAATCCTACAAGAAGCTTTATTATTCCGAGCGAAAATATCGACACTCAAACATTGACAGTTGAAGTCCAAACATCATCTTTGGATACATCATCGAATGTATTTGTCCAGGTTTCGGATATCACCACAATCAATGCCAACTCGAAAGTCTATTTTCTATCGGCAGTCGAAAACGATCAATATTCAATGTATTTCGGTGACAACTATCTGGGCAAGGGCCTGAGTAACGGAAATATCATTCTCACCGACTATGTTGTTACCGATGGCGATTTGGCCAATAAAGCAAATGTATTTACAATCATGGATGAAGTTGCTGGTTTCAGTAATGTCATTGTCACTTCAGTTTCTTCGGCCGAAGGTGGTGCGGAAAGAGAAACCACAGATCAAATCAAGTTTAGGGCTCCTATCGCATACACATATCAGAATCGCGCAGTAACGACTAACGATTATCTAAATCTCTTGGCCAGAGATTATCCCGCAGTCGAACAAATCTCAGTCTGGGGTGGTCAGGATAATGATCCAGTTGTTTATGGTAAAGTCTTTATTTCAATGAAACCAAAAGCTGGATATGTCATTACGAATGCTGAAAAAGACAGAATCACAAAAGAAATCATTTCAAATCTGAATGTCGTTACGGTTACACCAGAGTTGATTGATCCAGAATATACCTATATTATCACAAGAGTCAAAGTATATTACGATCAAGCATCCACAACATTGACTGCACCTGAAATACAAACACTCGTTAGAAATACGATTGTTTCATATTCTTCTACGGAACTAAACAAGTTCAATGAACCATTCAAGTTTTCAAGATTACAGACTGCTATCGACAATGCTGATCCCTCAATAACAAACTCAAATCTCGATATCATTCTTCAAAAAAGATTTACACCAACACTAAACGAGTCGTTGAACTATGAAATAACGTTCAATGCGCCGCTTCAACGTGGTGGTGTATTCGACAAACTTTCTTCTTATCCATCGTTTACAATCCTTGATTCAAGTGGTGTTTCAAGAACCGCTTATATCGAAGAAGTGCCATTATCTTATACTGGTGTTGAATCTGTTGCTATGACTGCTTCGGGTTCAAACTATGTCGAACCTCCTACGGTTGTCATTTCTGGTGATGGTTCTGGTGCTACAGCAAGAGCATTCATTGTCAATGGTAAAGTTATTTCAGTAAGCATTCTAGAAAGAGGTGTGAACTATACCAGAGCTATAATATCTTTTGAAAGTGATACAGGATCAGGTGCAGCAGCGCAAGCTGTTTTGTCAGCCAGATATGGAACGCTTAGAATATTCTATTACAAAGACAATGGTGAAAAGATTATTATCAATGAAAATATTGGTACGATTGATTATGAAATAGGTAAAATAAGTTTGACTAGTTTCAGACCAACCGGAATAACAACAAATCCATATTACACTGATGGCGTTCTGGTATTCAATATTGGTTCTCAGGAACAAAGAATAGAGCCAACAAGAAACAGAATATTGTCTCTAGATACAACAGATTCCTTGAGTATTCAGATTGAAGTAGAAGCCGTATAAAAATGTCTGGCACAAGTAAAAAAGTATCAAACTTTGTTTCCAGTCAACTTCCTGGATTTGTTCGGGAAGCACATCCAAACTTTGTCGCGTTCCTAGAAGCATATTATGAATATCTGGAACAATCAAATAATACGATATCTTTAGGTAAAACGGTTGATCGCGCAAAAAATCTATTGAACTATGCTGATATCGACAATACTCTTGATGATTTTGCTGAAAAGTTGTATAAAGAGTTTCTTCAATATTTTCCTAAAGAATCACAGGCCAATAAAAAGACTGTTTTGAAAAACATCAAGGATTTTTATAGATCCAAGGGTTCAGAAAAATCATTCAACTTTCTTTTCAGATCGCTTTATGGAAAAGACGTATCGTTTTATTATCCTAAAGACGATGTTTTGCGCCCATCGACGGGTAAATGGTTCATCGAAAAATCAGTTAGAATATCCAATATAACGATTGACAATGTAAGCACAACAAGTATTGATGATCTTATTAGATTTAAAAACACACAAATAACCGGTCAAGATTCAGACGCAACAGCTTATATTGAAAGAATACAGATTTCATATGAAGAAGGTATTCAGATTTATGAGTTGTTTCTGTCAAATCAAACTGGAATATTCACTGGAAGTGAAATAGTAACAGCAACAAATCTGAATGGTGAAATACTTGAAGCAACGATTGTTTCTGGATTTTTGACTAATATTGTCATTACAGAGGCTGGCACAAGTTATAATGTTGGTGATCCTGTTACAATAACCAGCAATACTGGTTCTGGTGCTGTAGCATATGTTTCATCCGTATCGACTGGTAATATTGCCAACGTTGTGCCTATAAAAGGTGGTGCTGGATTCAAGATCGGTGAATTTATTCAGTTTACTGGTGGTGGTGGTTCTGGCGCAAATGCAACAATCGCAGCCATCATGGGAACGGCTAATAGTTATTTTCATGCTAATACTATCAATATAAACTCAGATTTGATTAATGGATTTGCGAATATAACTTTAAACACGGCAAGTTATGGTTTTACTGGATATGCAAACGCAAACGCAAATTCTACAATAACGCAAGCACTGTCATATTTTTCTTATGGTCCTATTGGTCCCATCAACGAAACTGTGGGTAATAGTGCTATTTCGATTTCTTCGCGTGGTAACAACTATATTACTATTCCCACAGCGGACGTTTATGGTAATACAAGAATAAAAAATCTTGGTATTCTTGGTAGAATGAATGTAAATAATGGTGGCACAGGATATGCTAATGGTGATATACTTGTGTTCACAAATGTTCCTGGTAGTTTTGGGCATAGTGCTTCTGGTAATGTCAGAAGTGTTGATGCTAATGGTACAATCAAATCCGTTCAATTCGTTGGTGTCCCCGGGCAGATCGTGGGTGGTTCTGGATATACGATAGACAAACTACCAACAGTCAGTGTTGTTTCATCCGGTGGTTCTGGTGCGAATATTTCTGTTATTGCTCTATTGGCTTATGGTTCTCCATCTACGGAACTTTCCGTTGAAACAGGATCGATTGGTGCCATCAGTACGATTACCATATCAAATCAGGGCGAAAACTACGAGGATGCTACAATTGATTTATCTGGTTTTGGTGATGGTACAGCACAAGCAACAGCAAACATCGTAACCGGTACGTTTACATATCCAGGAAGATTTCTTGACGATACAGGATTTCCAAGTGCATTCAATTTCTTGCAGGACAGAGATTATTATCAAAACTTTGCATATGAGTTGATTGTAAAAGAATCAATAGACACTTACAGAGCATATATCAACGATTTGGTGCATCCAAGTGGTATGAAAATATGGAGCAGATATCCATTTATTTCACCAATTGTTTCAAATGTAATTGTCGATTCAGCTAATGTTGTAACAAGAACATCGACGTATACGGCTAATACAGCATTATTTGATGGTGATTTTGATTATCTTCGAAAACAGAACATTATTACAACACCCGAAATAATTCAACCATATGCTAATGTCTTGTTGAATGCATCGAGTTATGGTTTCCCAATAAATCCAGCCGCAAATGCAAACACGACATTGGAAGATTCTTTGATCTTTGAAGATGCACCGGATATTTCTGACGGTAAAACTGGCACATTTTCCATCTGGATCAATCCACTGACTCTGCCCGCTTCCGTGAGTGATGAAAGGATCATATTTACATGTACCGCTGATAGCACGGACATAAATGTTGCTGCAAATACTATTACATTTGGTGTTTCATTGCGATCAACAGGAATCGCTAATACGCCAAATGTATATGTAAAGTTTGTTGCGAGAGACGTTGCCGGCAATCCAATATTTGATATGAGAACAAATGTATCGACTGTTATTCAATATAATACATGGACACATATAGTTTCTTCATGGAATACATCTAATACGCAACAAAGACACATATATGTTTCAAATGTTGCGAGCATGAATGTTGTTTCCTATGCTAATGATGTTATTCATTATGCGACAACAAATAATACAGTGGGCGCAACAGAAACAGGAACAAATAAGTTCCATGGTGGTATGGCTGATTTATGGTTTACCAATACATATATCAATCTGGCCAATACAACAAACAGACAAAAGTTTATTACAAAATATCTACTGCCATCTAATTTGGGAGCAAATGGTTCTCTTGTTATTGGTTCTGAACCAGCATATTTCCTATATGGTTCAGCAAACAACTTTGCTATAAACTATGGTAGAGGTGACGATTTTACTGTATATGGCTCTCTAGGCACAACAACTTCACCATCTGACGTATAAATAAAACAGCAAATGAGGAAAAATGGCAACTGCTGTAGCAACTAATCTGATAAAAGTAAAAACCGCACAAAACTTCGTTGATGCTATTACGGCCGGCACGAATAATGTCTATGTCGCAATAGCTCATACGGATGCTTGGGCAAACGATTCCGCACCCGATTCAGTGTCGGACAATACGGATGTTTATGTCGATTTCTGGCGTGCTGCTATTGGTGGTAAAAAAATCACAGGTAATGAAATATCACTGGTAATACCAAGAAACGATTGGACAGCAAATACAGTTTATGTAGAGTATAGCAATCAAAACGCAAACACTCTTTATAATCAAAAATTCTTTGTCATGACAGAAGATTATAACGTCTATAAATGTATTTCAAACAACAATAGCGCAAACTCGACAATAAAACCAACATATCTGGATACAATCACAACAAATAAAGAAACAGACGGATATATATGGAAATACATGTATACTCTATCAACATCCGATAGAATCAGATATCTTACTTCCGATTGGATACCCGTAAGATATCTCGAATCAAATGATGGTTCACTCCAATGGTTGGTTCAGGAAAATGCTATTGATGGTGGAATAGAGTTTGTCAAGCTTGGTAATACAGGTAGTGGATTTACAAATACGTCAAATATTATCGTCACAATTACCGGTGACGGCACTGGTGCTAATATAACAGCATCATTAAACACTACCAGCCAGACAGTTTCAAATCTGACTGTAATAAGCGCCGGAACTGGCTATCATTTCGCAAATGTAGCAATAACAGGTGGTGGCGGCTCAAATGCTACCGCAAATGCTGTCATAGCACCATTTGGCGGTCACGGATCAAATCCGGTTAATGAATTGGGCGGTTCAACAGTAATGATCAATCTGAATCTCAAGTCCGATGAAAATGGATTTATCACAACACAAAACGATTATCGTCAGATAGTTCTACTTCAGGATCCTATTGTTCAAGGATCAAATAATACTGTATTTTCGAATACAAGATTTCAGCAATCAATGGAAATAACGGTAAGTACAGGTGCTGGTGATTACTCCCTCGATGAATATGTCTATCAAGGCGGATCTTTATCAACAGCATCGTTTAGTGGTAGAGTATTGAGCTGGGATAATACCAACAATAAAGTCGAATTGATTGAAACTGTTGGTAGCCCATCTTCAAGTTTATTGGTTGGAGACACTTCGGCCACACAAAGATTTGTGTTGTCCACCAGTTATTATGATCTAAAACCATATTCTGGAGATTTACTATATATTGAAAACATATCACCTATTCAAAGAGCCGCAGATCAGACAGAAAACATCAAACTAATATTGAGATTCTAAGAAATGGCAAATAATATTGTTCCCATCGTAACAACTCAAAAACCATATTATGATGATTTTGATCCTTCAAAGAACTTTCATCGTGTTCTTTATAGACCAGGTTACGCCGTTCAAGCGCGTGAACTGACGCAATCGCAGACAATCATGCAAAATCAGATTGCTGATTTTGGTGATCATGTATTCAAAGATGGAAGTCTTGTAACAGGTGGCCAGATTTCTTATTACACTACAGCAACATTAAATCTTCAATCGACATATGCAAACACTGATATTGATATCAGCGACTATGCTAATACGCAAATCATCAACGTAAATTCCGCAACATCTATTGTTCGCGCACAGGTTGTTGATGTTGCTGCTGAAACATCAACTGAACCAGCAACTCTTATGTTGCGTTATCTTACAGGTAATGAATTTTCCGCTAACGATACTATTCGCGTTTCGGGACAGGGTGTATTTGCCAATGCAGCAACATCCAACGCTAAAGGTACCGCATCTGTTGTAAGTATTCAGGATGGTGTTTTCTATGTAAATGGATTCTTTGTAACGACTCCAGCGCAAACAATAACACTAGAAAAGTATAGCATAACTCCATCATATCGGGTTGGCTTTGAAATAGCAGATGAAATCGTTACAGAAGATAACGATACATCATTACTCGATCCCGCACAGGAAGCATCGAACTATCAGGCTCCTGGTGCTACAAGATATAAGATTAATCTGAATCTTTCAAAAAGAAGCTTGAGCAGCACGGATGATAGCAAGTTTATTGAACTGTTGAGAGTTGTGGATGGTGTTGTTACAAAAAGAACAATCTATCCAACATATTCTGAAATAGAAAATACTCTTGCTCGGAGAACATACGATCAGTCTGGTAGTTTTACAGTAAGACCATTTGTCCTTCATTTAAAGAATAATGCCAATCTATCAAACTCGATTACTGCTACGCTTGATCCAGGTAAAGCTTATGTTCTTGGATATGAATATGAAACAATCGCGCCGACAAACCTGACAATCAAAAGAGCAAGAGATTATGCTAATATTTCCAACTACGATTTAGCTATAACATATGGCAACTATCTTCTGGTTGGTAATGCTAATACTATTAGTGGTGTTTCAACTGGTCTGTTCAATCTAAGTTCAATGCAGCAAGTCGATCTTCACTGTGTTTCTTACTCGAATATTCAGACAGGAAATACCACACTTTACAATGCTTCCAAGATTGGTACAGCAAGAGTCAGAAATGTAACATATGATTCATCGGCCAATACAAATCTTGGTGATGCACATGTATTCAGATATTACATCTTCAACCCGGATTTTTCATCCGTAACTGGTACAGCAAATACAGCAACAGCCAGCACGGTTCAAATCGCAAATACTGGAGTTGGTTCTCCAGATTTCATCAACTTCGCTAATACCGATAATGCTTATGTTAGCGCAACATTCACAGTTACATCGGGTTCAGCTAATGGTTATACTGGTTCAATCACTGAATATAATGCTGTAACAAGAACGGTAACACTATCACCAACATTTTCACCTTATTATTCAACACCAAGCGCAGGTGATTCTTTCAAGATTGGTTTCGATGTTCATCAGGTAGATTCTGTTATTACAGGTTCAAATACTCTGAGTGGTAAAGCAAACATCGTGAATACGGGTAAAGTTGGTCTTGTGGGAACAGGTGATACTATTCTTTTTGAAAATGATAATAATCTCCTTGTTTTCCCATATCCACAAGCACCTATCGTTCCAGGTTCAATCACAAATCAGAACTATTCTTATAGAAAAACATTTACGAGCAGAACATTTACAGCGGGTGTAGGATCGATCACAGCCGGAACTGGTGAAACATTCAGTGGCTCTGGAAATATTTCAAATACAAACAAGCTGGCCAACTATATCGTCATAGTTACAGACGACAGAGGTTCTGGAAATCTTGCTAATGGTGAAATCCTAAGCTTTACAAATAGTGGTAGAACAGTCAATGTTTCTTCCAACACGACAACATTTAATGCCAATCTACCCGGAGACACATTTACAGCAGATGTTGTAGCTACTGTAAATATCGATACGGGTTCAGAAACAAATCAAAAGACCAAAACTCTTGTAACAGCAAATACAACAGCAGTAGATACTGGTTCAGCTAATGGTACGATTGGTAACACAAGTGTTTATCTGGCTACTGGTCAAATCAGATTGCTTCAACCAAACAAAACACCATCTGGAAACGATAGTCTGTATATTTCGGATATCTATAGACTAGCTAAAGTATTTGATTTTGGTACAAACAATATTACAACAGCTAATCTTTCATCAGCTACAGATATTACATCGAGATACACTATCGATAATGGTCAACGTGATAATCTGTATGATCATGGCGCAATCATTCTAAAATCAAGTGTAAGTCCACCATCAGGAAATGTTCTGGTATGTGTAGATTATTACAATCATGATTCTGGCACATCGGATGGACTGGGTTATTTCTCGGTAGACTCTTATCCATCGGTTGGTACAAACTCTGGATACGCAAATGTTGGTGTATATTTCAGTACATCGACTGGTCGGTTCTATTCATTGCGAGACAGTATTGACTTCCGTCCAAAGAGACAGAATGCTTCAAGCACATATCCAAACTACACGATTGAAGGTATTCGTATTCCTGCACCAAATGAAAACTTCTCGTCCAACTTTGCTTACTATATTCCAAGAATAGACAAGATCGTTTTGACGAAAGAACGCGAGTTCAATATCCTAGAAGGTGTGTCTTCACAATATCCATATCCACCAAATGATATCGAACAGGGAATGACAATGTATACGCTGAAAATCCCAGCATATACCTTCAGCCCATCGAATGTATCAGTTGAATATCATGAACATAAGAGATATACAATGCGTGATATTGGCGCATTGGACAAGAGAATCACAAATCTCGAATATTATTCATCATTGTCGTTGCTGGAAGCACAAGCTCAAAACCAGACTATTCTGGATGGTAATGGTATTGATCGCGTCAAATATGGCACGCTAGTCGATTCATTCAGAGGGCATAATATTGGTGACGTAAGAAATCTCGATTATTATTGCTCCATCGATTATGAAAAGGGTGAACTAAGACCTCCTTACACACCAGTAAACAACAAACTTCAATATGGCACAGGTGCTAATGTAACAAAGAATGGCGATATCGTCACTGTATCTTATACTGAAACACCTTTTGTCAATCAAAATGTAGCAAGCTTCGCGGTATCTGTCAATGACTTCCTGATCGCAAGATTCCTAGGTCGAATCAGTCTAAATCCTGAGTCCGATCTTTGGAAAGACACGAATCAAAATCCAGACGTTGTTATCAACGCAAATGGTGAAAATGATGCTTGGGAAGCTATCGGGCAGGTTCTCGAAGGCGTAACAGATTCACGCAATCCTTTTGGCACACGCTGGAACGAATGGCAGACATTGTGGTCTGGTGTCACTGACATTGCGGTTCAGAATGTTACGGAAACATCGGGCTGGATCACTGACATTATTTCCCGTGAAGTTTCAACAGTAACGACACAACAGCAAAGAACTGGTGTAAGAACAACGCTTGGCGTTGAAACAATCACCAGAACAGTTGAAAATCTCGTAACTGACGTTGGTGTTATTCCGTTTATTCGGTCTAAAGATGTTTATTTCATCGGTCAGATGTTCCGCCCACAAAGAAGAATGTATTTCTACTTCGATGAAACAAATGTGACAAACTATGTTCAAAGATCAAATGAACTTGAAATCACATACAACTCAAGCACACCATTTGCTGGTCAGATTGGCACAAGCGAGACGATTACAAGCAACAATGGCATTCAAACACAAGCCATTTTGACATGGCCACATAAAGAAGTTTATTCCGGTAATACCAGAACGCTTTATGTATCGGAAGCTACAGGATCAGGCACATTTGTGGTCGGCGGCACAGTTACAGGAAACACAAGCGGTGCGTCAGCCACGATTGTTTCATATAATCATTATTCTGGTAAAGCAAACACGACAAATCCAGGATCAGCTAACACAATCACACTTCAGGATGGAGCATCGGCTACAGCAAATCTATATGCTGGTAATACAATCTATCTTGTTGCTGGTTCGGGTGCTGGTGAAAACAAGACGATCATCAGCTACAATGCTACATCTAAAGTTGCTACAGTCAATAGTAACTGGACAACAACACCATCATCGAATACAAGATATTCGATTGGTAACATCAATACATTGAATGATGGTGTAATCACTGGTACATATGTAATACCAAACACATCTTCAACAATATTCAGAACCGGTGAAAGAATATTTAGAATCATCGATGATCCATCAAATATTCTGACAAATAGCACGACAAACGGTGATGCAAGATATCAGGCGCAGGGTTTGATTGCTACTCAGGAAAATCTGTCAATCTCTGTCAGATCGCCTATTCTCCAGAGAACATCGTTGAATGATGATCGGATTTTGACTTCTGTAACTACCAGAGATACAGTCATTCAAAGATTCGATAATACACCAACTGTCGCCAGCGATCCACTAGCCCAGACATTCTTTGTGGATAAGACACTGTATCCAACAGGATTGTTTGTGTCGTCAGTCGATCTATTCTTCAAAACAAAAGATGAAACACTACCTGTCACTGTATACATTGTTCCTACAGTCAATGGTTATCCTTACACAAGCAAAGGACTACCGTTTGGTGAAAAGACATTGTATCCATCGGATGTAAATATATCCGAAACACCAGATTCAAGTAATACATCAACAACAACGACATTTACATTCCCAGCACCAGTATATCTGAAGCCGGGTGAAGAATATGCTTTGATGCTCAAAGCTGATACCAAGGATTATGAAGTTTGGGTTGCTGAAATGGGTCAGGACATGGTAAATCCATTGCCTGCTGGCGTAACAGCACGCCGTATTTCGGAACAGCCTTATGTCGGTTCATTCTTCCGTTCGCAGAATATGTCAACATGGACAGCATTCCAAAATCAAGACTTGATGTTTGTTTTGAATAAGTGTGTGTTTGATTCAGCTAATGCTGGTTATGCTTATTTCAATACAACAGCAGAAGCATCGAATGTTGCTATGGACTTGATGATGATCCAGACACAAGAGTTGAACTTTGCTGGAAATACATCATTGACATACGGATACAAGACAACATCATATTCGACAGGCGCACAGGAAAGCACTTTCACTGAAGTTATTCCAAACAGAAATATTTCATTCAACGATTCTGTTGGTCGTCGTGTTCTATCAACGACAACGGGTTCAGCTAACATTCGCGCAACACTTGAAACAACATCGGCTGATATTTCGCCTGTGATTGATTTGAGTCGCATGGGAATAGTTGCTGTTGAAAATGAAATAAACGATATGGGCATTTCCAATGCTTCAATCGTAATCACGAATGGTGGTGCTGGTTATGTCTCAAATAGCAATATTTCGGTGACGATTACAGCAACAAACGGCACAAGCGCAAATGCTCATGGCTATATCAATAGCACAACGGGCAAGCTTGTATCGATCTTGATGGATGCAGATGGATCGGATTACATCGATGGTGCAACAGTCACAATAACTGGTGGTGGCGCAACAACCAATGCAACAGCAGTAGTATCGTCGGAACTTAACGCTTCTGGTGGTAATGGTGTAGCAAGATATATTACACGCCGTATTTCTCTGGCCGATGGCTTTGATGCTGGTGACTTGCGTGTATATCTGGATGCTTATAAGCCACCTTCAGCGGAAATCTATGTATATTACAAGATTGAAAACAAGGATGATCCAACATCATTTGATTCTCGACCATATTATAGAATGGAACAAGCTACATTGGAAACATCCAGATCGACTACGGAAGAAGATTTCATTGAGTTTGAATATCGGCCATCATTGACTTCAAACACCATTTCTTATGTTTCCGGAAGCACGGTATTCAATTCATTCAAGTATGCAACAGTGAAGATCATCATGGCATCATCGTCAACGACGGATGTGCCAAGAATCCGCAATCTTCGTGTTCATGCACTACCAGCCGCTGATTAGGATATAATATCATGAAAGTCATTCCCATTGAAAATAATCAAGGTCTGGTTCGCGATATGAATTCCAAAGCTGTATTGAATACAAATAGAAAAACACTGGAAGAATATCAGATAAAAACCAGAGCAATGTCTTCGGTAAAAAGACAAGCTTATGAAATAGAAACAATGAAACAACAGTTGGCAGAACTTGCTACTCTGAAAAATGACTTCATTGAAATAAAAAATATGCTATCAGCAATACTAAATAAGTAGAAATGAGGATTTTTAATAAATGACAATATCCAATGTCGCATTAACAAATACCTTCGATGAATGGAGAGTCACAACAAATCAGTTGGTTGTGGCAATCAATGGATTTACTGAAGGTAACTCAAATGTCAACTTTCTGACAGCAAACTCAATTGTTGTCGGTGGAGTCAATGTTGGTGTTCAATTAGCAGCAGCATTCACTAAAGCTAACACAGCAAATACCACAGCAGACTTAGCCTATGTTAAGGCTAACACAGCTAACACAACAGCAGATTTAGCCTTTAATCAGGCTAATACAGCAAACGTTGCCGCTTTTTCAGCTAATGCGGCATCTGGTGTTACAGCATCTACATATGGTGGGCCTACTGTAATTCCTGTGTTTACTGTAGATACAAGAGGTAAAGTAACATCTGCTTCGAATACATCAGTTATCAGTATGGATTATGCTTATGTCAATACGGCAGTAGCAGCAGCTAATGGTTGGACAAACACACAAATATCAACAGTAAATAATAACATGGTTCTGACTGGCACAATCAACGATGCTTTGGGTAATTATAAGAGTCAAACCTTAACTTTTGGTACATATACTGATTGGGATGGGGCTAATGGTAGAGTATGTGATTTAACTGTATATGGCCCAACAACAATGAATACTATGACAAATCCAAAAATAGGTACATATGTCCTTAGGGTTAGAAATTTTCATGGTAATGGTTCCATCACATGGAACACAACACATTATAAATTCACAGCTAATATTTTACCAACATTAACAAATACAGCAAATGCAAATGATATATTCTCATTTGTATCTGATACTGCATTTGCATATGGATCTTTCATACCTGATGTAAGAGGATAAATGTTAGCCTTTATACAAAGACCCACTAAAGTAATAACAATAACTTCACCATCTAATGATATCAATTTAAGAACATCATTTAGTGAGCCTACATATCCATTAAATTGTTTTACTATTATAAATGCACCTGTATCTGCTACATCGACCAGTACTCCAGCTTTAAGAACTGGTAATGGTTGGTCACCGGCAACTTATCTTTTTATAAAAAATAATAACACAATTAGTGGATATACAGGATCAACTGGTAGCTCTGGTACTCAAGGTGCTGGTGGTGCTGGTGGTCCTGGTGGAAATGTTGGTGGTGGTAGTTCTGGATCATCTGGTGCGAATGGTGGTGCTGGTAATCCAGGAGGAACAGGTGGAACATCATTTACGGCTGATACTGTATCTAATCTTAAAATAGTATTCGATAATGGTCCGGGTACATTAACAGGTGGTCCTGGTGGTCCTGGTGGTCCTGGTGGATCAGGCGGAGGTGGCGGCGGTGGTGGTGGTGGTGGATTTCAAGGTTCTGTGGCACCATCAAAAGGTGTTCCTGGTTATACATACTATAACGGAGGTGGAGGTGGCGGCGGCGGTCGAGGCGCCGGAACGTCCGCGGGCGGTAGTGGCGCTGGTGGATCAGGTCCTGCCCCGGCGGCGGGCGGCACACCAGGTAATCCAGGATCATCATCCGCATCGGGTTCAGGTGCTCAAGGTGCTGCGCCGGCAGGGAATGGCGGGGGCGGCGGTGATACACAGGCCGCAGGAAATGCAGGTGGGTCATCAACATACGGTGGTGGTCCAGGCGGTCCGGCAGGATCACAAGGATCACCAGGACCATCCGGACCTCAAGGCAATTCAGTGACTGGTAATACTAATATAACTTATGTTGCAATAGGTACTAGAAACGGACCCGCGTCTTAAATAAACTTAGGACCAGTTACCCAAACAACTAAAGACTTTCTTACTCCAGTTATAACTGGCTTAACTCTATGTAATGTATAGGAAGGAAAAACTATAGCTCTTCCTTTAGGTTGTGAAATAAATTCGGAATCTGATTCACTGGAAGTATTGATTTGAAATTGGCCGCCCGTATAGTCTACACCAGATTCAGTTAAATTCAACGATAATGATAGTTTTCTAGTGTGCCCTAAAGTATTTTTCCCGTGAACTATATCTTGATGCCATGTATATTCATCGTTAATATCATACTCAGTATATTGAAAGGCATCATAACCATTAAGATTGTAGTTATAATAACTCTCATTCAATGATGATATTATGAAATTAAGTTTTTCGAATATCCATGCATTATCGCTATTAATATTATGAAATTTCACCTTCGATCTTCTTATTTTATCAACAGTTTCATCAGTTATATTTTCATCTGATTTTTGACCTAATATCGTAGCTTTTTCTGTTCCGAATTTAGAACAATATTCTTT